TTGGCGATCTTCAGAATGCCGGCTCCGTAGGCCCCCTTTCGGGCGCAGCGATTGCCACAACCCTTGCCACCGGAGCCCTGAACGGCCAAGGGCTGCTGTCCGGTACGGCCATTGCCTCCACGCTGGCTACGGGATCGCTCAGCGCCATCGGGTCTCTGTCCGGTACGGCCATCACGACCAGTTATGGGATCGGAGACCTCCAAGGGTCCTCCGCAGGGTCCATCTCCGGTACGGCTATTTGCACAACGCTCGGTATCGGCGAACTGACGTTCACGTTCACTCCTCCGGTTATCCCGCCCGCCGACCAGGGTGGTGGTGGCGCTGGGTTCGTTCGTGGTGGGAAAGCCCCCAAGAAGCCCAAGAAGCTGGGCCCCGTCATGCGCGAGGGGCAGGTGTTCGGTGAGGAATACCCCGTTTCGCCCAATATTGGCCGGGCAACACCACCTCCCAGCCAACGGATAGCCCGCAAAGCTGTCCAGATGGCCCTCCCGCTGGAATCCTCTACCCGCGATCAGCGCATGGCCCGGGCGCAATCGCTCCTGCGCACCGTGATGATGCTCTCCTAGTTGCAATAGCCTGAAAACTACCTCAGTATTTGGGTATGGAGCAGGAGCAGGCGCGAGAAGCGCAATTACAGGTATTTCGGGACAAGCGGGATGCCTATGTGAAGCTCTTCGGCCCCCCGGGAGAACCCACTCCGTACGGGAAGATCGTCCTGGAGGACCTAGAGAAGTTCTGCACCCTCTGGACGGAAAGTATTCACCGCACTTCGGATGGGTCCATTGACCCCTACGGCACGATTTACCGCGATGGCAAGAAAGCCGTCGCCCTGAGAATCCTCGGATGGCTACGATGGAGCGAGAACAATGAGCACCCCGGCAGCACAGGTCCTTTCGTCCCTCCCGGCGTCGAGCCCGGCACCGGAACCTAGCGGTCAGGCAGGGGGCGCTCCCGCGCCGGTCCCGGCAGCTAATGGCTGGTGGGATACCTCCGTCAAGGACCCGGAAGTGAAGGCGTTCATCGCCAACAAGAACTTTGCAGAGCCGGAAATGGCTTTCAAGGCATACCGCTCGCTCGAAACCCTGCTGGGGGCTGACAAAGCCGGGCGCACGGCGGTGCTGCCTAAGGACGACAACGATGTGGAGGGCCGCAAGGCGTTCTTCGCCAAGATCGGCGTCCCGGAAAGCCCGGAAGGCTACAAGTTGGCCCTCCCGGAAGGCGCTGACGGGGAGTTTGCCAAGGCTGCTCCCCAGTGGTTCCACCAGAACGGTGTCCCACAGAAGGCTGCGGAAGGTATCGTCAAGGGGTTCAACGAGTTTATCGAGGGTCAGATCAAGGCGCAGGAGGCGGCAGACAAGGCCCGCTCCGAGCAGCAGTTGAACGCCCTGAAAACCGAGTGGGCGCACGAATTCGATGAGAGGGCCGAATTCGCACGCCGGGGCTTCCGCTCAGTTGGCAAGGAGGCTGGGCTGGAAGATGCCGACCTTGCCAAGCTGGAGAACGCCATCGGGGCAGACAAGATGCTCAAGATGTTCTGGAAGCTGGGCTCCGCCTCGGCCGAAGGGAAAATGGTCGGGAATGATGACTCGGCAGCCACTTTCGGGATGACCGCATCGGCTGCCCAGAAGGAAATCGATCAGATCATGTCGGATCGCTCGGCTGGGAAGATCAACGACTTCTCCTGGCGCAAGGAAGTTGAACCGCGTCTCAGCCAGTTGGCGCAGATTGTCGCTCGCTCCCTCCCGCCGCCTCCGGGCTCTTGATTTTGCTCTAGCCCCCTTCTAGTTTCCCTCCCATCGGATAAGGCTTCGCGCCCCCGATGACGGAGGGAAAGACCTCCGCTGGCGCACGTAAAGCGCAAGAAGCGGCCCCTGACGGATAAGCCCTTCGAAAAGCACTTCACTTTTTGGAGGTTTAAACGTGTCCGTCAATATCACTACTTTTTACGTCCAGCAGTACGCCAAGGTACTGAACCAGCTTGCTCAGCAGCAGGGTTCGCGCCTCCGTTCGGCTGTGACGGAGCAGATGTACACCGGCAAGGCCGGTTCCCCGGTGGAGCAGGTCGCGGCAATCGCCATGCTGCCCGTCTCCAGCCGTTACTCCCCGATGGGCCGCGTGGATGCTGCCACCGACCGTCGCTGGGTCTACCCCTCGGACTTTGAACTCCCGCAGCTTCTCGACTCGTTCGACCAGTTGCGCCTGCTCATTGATCCGAAGTCCAAGTTCGTCCAGAACGCCCACGATGCCGCCAATCGCCAGATCGATGACCTCATCATCTCGGCGCTCTTCGGTACCGCCAAGACGGGTGAGACGGGCCAGAACAGCACGACGCTGCCCTCGGGTCAGATCGTGTCGGTCCAGCAGGGCGCTGCCGCCCCCACGGGCCTGACGGTCGCTAAGCTCCGCGAAGCCAAGCGCATCCTGCTCACCAACGAAGCAATCAGCCCGGACAGCCCGGAACTCTACTGCGCGTGTGGCGCGAAGCAACTGGACAACCTGATGGCCGAAGCCCAGGTGGTCTCGACTGACTTCAACGACACCCCGGTCCTCGTGGACGGCGTGGTCAAGCGGTTCCTTGGCATCAACTTCATCCACACCGAGCGCCTGCCTTCTGGCACGGACGATCAGGCGGGCACCTCGACCAAGGTGGCCATCTGGCAGAAGTCGGGTATGCACCTCGGGCTCTGGAATGACATCACCACCGATGTCAGCCAGCGCAAGGACCTGTCCAGCCTCCCCTGGCAGGCGTACGTCTACATGACCGCAGGCTCCACTCGCTTGGAAGAGAAGCGAGTCGTCCAGGTCTGGGCACGGTAAGGAGCAACTGAAATGGCTGTTGTCACTGTCAAGTCCACTGTCATCACGAACCGTGATGCCACTCCGCCCGTCCTCTCGAATGACTATCTGGCGCGCAGTCTCGTCTACCACGCGGGTGGTATCGTCACTGTCACCAACGGTGATTCGATTGCCTCGGCCTACAAGATCTCAACGATCCCGAGTAACGCCTTCCTGTCGGCAGTCATTCTCTCGAATGACGCGATCACGGGCGCTTCGGCGACGTTCGACCTGTACGACACCACCGTCAATGGTGGCCTGATCGTCCCGACGACCGGTACCAAGTTCATCTCGGATGCAATCTCGATTGCCACGGCGGCAACCGACAAGTTCATCCTGGGCTCTGGTGCCGCGCCGCAGTCCACCAACGCCAACGGCGAGAAGCGCGTGTGGGAAGTGCTGGGCCTCACGGCTGACCCCGTGAAGTTCTACGACATCACCATGACGCTCACGGTGGCTGCCACCGCGACCGGCGTGTGCGCCCTCAACGTCTACTACTCGGTGTAACCCCAGTCGGGGGAGGGTAAAACCTCCCCCTTCTCTTCTGGAGAGCGTATGTCCGCAATCAGTTACGTCATCGGCGTTGACCCGAACCTCGAAAAGCTCACCACGGGCGTGAACGCCCCGAGTTCGCTGACCGCAGAGCTTCGCATCGACACCACGAGCAACGCTGTCACCGACAGCAATTCCCCCACCGGCACTCGCGCACCCAAGAAAGGCGAAATCCTCGCCCTGCTCGCAATCTTCGAGCAGCAGGTCCTGCGCGACACGAACATTCCGCAGTAAGCCATGGCAGGCTACGTCAAATCCAACCCCGTAACATCTACGCTGCTGGCCGTCACTTCGGCGGTCAACTTCAACAAAGGTGTTCCGGGAACGGCCGGGGTCGCCAACGACACTGTTATTCTTGGCATCAAGATCCTCAAGAACGCGGGTGCTGCCACCTGTACGTTCAACAGCGGGTTCCGCGACCAGACAGGTGCCCAGAACACGACCGGGTACGTATTCAGCGGCAGCACGACTGCCGATGTCTATGTGCCACTCAACTGGATCAATACGGCCGGCCCCTTGCAGGTCACGGCAGCGGTTGCCAACACGGTCATCATCGAGACTGACGCTTCCGGCTACGTGCCGTAAAGGAACAAGGCTATGGCCGCAGCGCCGCTCGATATTGCGAATCTGGCGCTGTCGTTCTTGGGCGCTGGGAATATCCAGTCCCTGACGCAGCCGACCAATACGGCTCGCGTCCTCAACAGTGAATTCACCATGACGCGGGACGCTGAACTTCGCGCCCATGTGTGGAAGTTCGCAAAAACCCGCGCAGCCCTCCCGGCCCTCGTCACAGTCCCCGTCTCAGGCCCCTACAACACGCAGTTCGCGCTCCCCGATGACTGCCTGCGCGTGCTGATGGTGGGAGATAGCTACCCGGGCATCGATTTGCAGGACTATCGGATGGACCCGACCAATGCCGACTACTCGGTGGAAGGTCGGAATATCCTCACGAACCTCCCCGCCCCCCTGGCGCTCCTGTACATCGCCCAGATCACGGACACCACGCAGTTCGACGCCTGCTTCGACATCATGTTCGCAGCCAAGCTGGCCTGGAAGTGCTGTGAGCGCATCACCCAGTCGGCCGACAAGCGGAAACTGGCAATGAGCGAATACCGCACGGCCATGCTCGATGCCATACGGAGTGGTGCCATGGAGGGCGTGGCAGATGCGATAGCGGATGGGCCCTGGATCGTGGCCCGGATGCAGTAGTGGCAAAGGCATCCCCAGCACTCCAAGCCTTCAATGCGGGAGAACTCTCCGCGCAGGTTTCCGCTCGTACTGACATCGACAAGTACAAGAGCGGGTGCGCAACCCTTGAGAACTTCATCCCTACGGTGCAGGGGCCGGTTATCCGCCGTCCGGGGACAACCCACGCAGCCAACGTCAAGGACTCAACCGCCCGTACGTGGTTAAGGCGTTTCCAGTCGAGTAGCACGACAGCCTTCCATGTGGAGTTTGGCGACCACTATTGCAGATTCTTCACGGATAACGCACCGGTAGCCATCCCGGCAGGGACTCCATGGGCGACATCGACGGTATACGCGCTAGGGCAGGTTGTGACGCGCCTTGGGGTGTCTTATTCCTGCAAGGTCGCCCATACCAGCAGTGGAGGCACGACGCCCCCTAGTTCCGTCTGGTATGCAATGACTGGCGGGGTGTATGAGATCTACTCCCCGTTCTCCATCTCGCAACTGACGAACTCCGATGGGCATTTCGCCCCGCAGGTCGAGCAGAGCGCGGATGTTCTGTACATGACCATCGAAAACCTCCCGGTGCAGGAACTCCAGCACCTTGGAACGGCGCAGTGGGGGTTTGTAGCATACGCTCCTGTCGATGGCCCGTTCATGGATCAGGGCGTGGTCAATAACGCAGATCCAGTCTCCAACATTGCCATGTACATCAGTGCGACATCGTACGATGCAGCCGGCAATCCGCTGTATACGATAACCTCCACGCAGCCCGTGTTTTCTGCAACCGATGCAGGATCGGTGACTGGTTTCCAGAGACTCATCCGGCTCGAAACCCAGAACTACACGACTCACCAGTGGGAACCGAACGTCCATGTAACCGCAGGGGACTACCTCAGGCACGGAACGAACACCTACAAGGCACTCACCACGGGCGTCTCATCCTCAGTGGCACCGGTCCATACCTATGGCACGGCATGGGATGGCGGAAACTTCACGGCAGGCACCCTATCAGTGCTATGGCTGTATGTGGATTCTGGCTATGGCATTGCCAATATCGTCCAGTACACCAGTTCCACCCAAGTGCTGGTGACGCCGACATACGATACGAAAAATAACTTCACCTACAACTTCCCGAAGCAGTTGTTCGTGAACACGGCCCCGATCACGGGCATTACCCGTGGAACGACGACTACGATTACGGCTGCCAACACGTTTGCAACGGGCGATGCAGTATTCATCACCGGGGTGACTGGCACCACGCAGGTCAATGATCGGATGTACACCGTGGAATCCGCCACCGGGGCGAATTTCGTTCTCTCAGGCATTGACTCAACAGGCTGGACTGCTTATACGGCCGGCGGATCGGCGTTCGGTAGCTCCACAGTCCGCTGGCAGTTGGGCGAGTGGTCTGACACGACCGCCTATCCTCATGCGGTGGGGTTCGACAGCTCGGATCGCCTGTTTTTCTCACAAGGCATCAAACTCTGGGGGTCTGTCCCCGGCCAGTACACCTCACACGCGCAGGATTTCCACGGGCAAGTCACGA